TACCTTTTATTCCTCTACGGGAGGTTACCGATTAGTAGGCAAATGCCTATAATATCTTCCATGCCTTATCTTTTATCTCGCCTGTTTGTGCGATAGATTCAAGATTAGACATAATCTCGTTAATGGATCGTATGCGTTGGTATGCGTACTCTCTTAGTTGTAGCTCTTCATCGCCAGAGTATTGGATTATTTGCAGCTGTGTATCTTTCATTTCTTTCATTACATCTAAAAACTCTTGGCTTGAAAGAACGTTTTTAATTGCATCTATTCTTGTCATGCACGTCTCATGTTAACGTCGTTAATTTTAGACACGGCATCCATAATAGCTTTAGTTTTGTTAATGTCTTGTGTGCTGTTCTGATCTTGTGCTTTAAGCGAAAGCTCTAACTCTTGCATAGCAAACTTTTTAGTTAGCTCAATCTCTTTCATCTGCAACTCTAATGCTTCTTTCTGAGCCTTAAGCTCCATTTGCTCTCTATCGAGCTGAAGTTTTGCTGCATCTGTTTGTGCTTTCATTTGAGACTTTTGTATCTCAGATTTAGCTATTGCTTCAGCAGCTTGCACTTGAGGGTCAGGTTGACCTTGTGACGCCTGTTGTGCCATTTGTTGAGATTGCTCTGCAGTAATATCCATGAGAAACTGTGAATCATCTTTAAATCCAGCCATGTGAATAAACTTAGCTAAAGTGTCTCGGTATTGTTTAAGGTTTACTAATGGATTACCAAGCCCATACTGTTGAATGACTTGCTCTTGTTTAGCAAGGATCATTTGCATAGTAGCTAACTGCTCTTGTTTACTACCTGTACCAAGACCTACATTAACTGTAATGTTATATTGATCATCCCACTCTCTTGGATCAAACGGTATATATTTGTTATTAACCCTGATAATTCTTTCTTTTTGCTGATACTTACACACTAACTGTAAGATACCTTTAAATAACGATGAAATACCTGTGTCAGCAAATATACGTGAGATAAGTTCTAATTTACCACCAGACGCATTTGACATAGCAGCAACTGCAGTAGCAGTTACGTTCTGTAGTATATCTGGGTTAAGACCTTGTTGAGTATCAGACACTCCAGTACGCTTCGCTTGAACACTATCTAAGTATTCCAACATAGGGAACGACTGGTTAGCGTTAGATGTTACTTGCATAGGTACTAAAGCATTTGGATTCTTAATCCTAACAACTCCGCCTGCTGTAGATGTTAATAGATCATCTAAGTTTACTTGACCTTCTACCGCACCAACTCTGTAGTTATTAGTCAGGTAAAGATTGTCTAACATCTGCCTTGTTACTGTTGACTTTATTAGCTGTAAGTCCATTGTTCTATCAGCTAATGACTGACCAAAGAACTTATGTGGTATTGGTATTGGGCATAGTGAGTGGAATGGTATATAGTCACATGATTCATTAGATAGTATCTCGTTAGAAGCGTAACATATTCTTCTTAACTCAGCAATACCGTCGTTATTTTGATCTGTTGTGATATAGCACTCAAAGTACTCAACTAACTGCATTGACGGGTCAATACTGTTTTGGTCTGTTGGTAATTCACCTCTTGAGTACCTGGCTAATCTTTCAGGACTAAACTCTAAAGCATCACCTGTTGCTAATGACATAACGATGTCTTCGTCGTAACCCATAGCAATTAACTCTGATCTTGTTACCATACGTCTTTGAGCTACAAAGTTAGCACCTTCGATTGTTCTAGCTCTCTTAGATATTAAGAACTCTTCTGGTGGTACGTTTTCAACAACAACTCTACCTACATTGGTAGACTTTCTAATAGTTACGTTATGCGTGATAACTGATTCTTCAGGACCTTCCATTTCTTGGCCAGTCATTGGGTCTACAATAGCAGGACCTGGAAAAATAACCTCTTCTGTTTCTTGCTCTACAATTTCAACCTCATCATCTTGCAGCAACATTGTTAATTCGTCGTTACTTAAACCGTAGTACTCTTGCTCATTAACGTCTACATCATCATTCCAATATGACTTAACAATGCCTACCTTTTGAAGCAATGCATCTTTCATCCAATCATGGAGTATCTCAAAACCGTTATTGTCTTTGTAAAATATATGGTTAACGTACCTTGTAGCTTGCTCAGCTAGCTCTTCATCTCCGTTGTTAACTGGCTCAAACACAACAGCCTCATTTCCTGAGGTAAAAACACGCATTATCTGCGGGAGTGCGCCGTCTATAGCCTCTGCAACCTCGCCAGTAACTATCTGTGATTTTCCAGGCACCTCGTTACCATATGGCTGACGCAAATAGTACTCTAGAGCCTTCTGTCTGTCGTCAGTTGTCTCTGTCTCTAAAAACCCAATAGAATCATCTATCTCAGACTCTAGAATAGCTTTTAATCTACCGGTATCCATACCAGCATTATCATCTATATCTTTTGAGCTTTCTTTTTCGTCTTTTTCGTTATATTCCATATTATTCCTATGATCGGTAAGTTGTTTCAAACCACACTCTTAACTCTTCTAGCTTATTCTTCAAAGTACTCTCCATGCTGTATCCTTACCGGTCCAATGTTAATTAAAAAGTAACTTGCTACTATTTCTGTGCCATCGTCTAACAATAAGTCATCTTCATAAGCTTCAAATCCTAGTCCAAATCCCCAATAAAAATAGATACTCCACATAATTGAGTCCTTTTATAGCAAATTGTTTGCGTTTTTAAGTTGTTGATTTTAAAGGGGTTTTTTTATGGTAAAACATGCTTAAACGCGCTCTAAGACTCTCTAGCGTTTTTGGCCATGTTAGCCTATTACGTGTACTGTTCTTTGTAAGAACTGGTTAAAGGTTGACTCCAGTCAGACTTAACAGACAGTGTGTCCATACCTACAGCTAAGTACCTAAAGGCGTCTGCTGCGTGTGATGACCAGTCGTGTAATGGTTTTTCTACATATACGTTTAGCTTATCGTTAAACTGTCTTCTATAGTTTCTTAAGCATTCTAGTCCATACTTAGTAGTATCTTCATTAAAGAAAGTATTTGGCAGCATTCGTCTCACTGCCTGTATACCGTCTTCTACAGGTAGTTTTGGTGCAATTGTTATTTCAAGCCCTGCTGATTCTAACAATTCTTGCCTAGATTTACCCGTCCCTAACTCTCTTACCACAACGTCATGCGGCAATATATGTTCGTAACCTTCGTAACCGTTATCTTTTATCCAACCAACGTAATCATCAAGTGATTTGCCGTGGTCTTCGTAGTAATCTAAAATTCTCACTTCACCACCTATTGTTTGTACTACCCATATTGAGGTAGAATCAGACATACCAAGATCCCATGCTGTATAACACTTGCATAGCTCATCGTGTGGTATGCTTCGTATGTGGTTTTCTTTATCTATGTTAGCAATAATCTCACCATAATAAGAACCAACTATAGGTGAGTCAAATGAACATTCAAATTCTTGCTCGTACTTACTATCTCCCATTTCTTGTTTAGCCGCAAGTAATTCATTAGCATCTAGTAAGTTTGTTTGTGACGCTTTAAATTCAAGCAACTTCCACTCTTTCTGCTTGCCGGAGTCAGCACGATCTCTAAGCTCTTTAAAATGGTTGGCTCCTTTAGGCGTTCCAATAAATAAAGCGTAGCCAATACGATCGGCCAAAGCGGGTCGTACAACTTCCGTAAAAAGAGTAGGAGATACGTCCCCAATTTCGTCGATGACAATTCCGTCCAGGTATATACCTCGAAGTGAGTCAGGATTATCAGCGCCATAGAGATTAATACGCCTACCCATGAAATCAACACGAAGCTCCGCAACATTAGCAACCCCTCCTAAAGGTCTTGTGTACTCTAACAAATATTCCCACGCTATACGTTTAGCCTGAGAGTAAGTTGGAGCAACATAAGCAAATCTTGGATTTTTTTTATCACATTTAAGTGCAGAATGTATTAGTTGGTTAATAGCTGATACGGTTTTTCCCATCCTACGATGTGCTACAACAACGTTAAAACGGTTATTTTTTACTGATTGGTGTATTAGTTTTTGTGGCTCTCTTGGTCTGTACCCTGTGTCTAGTACATTTTCTAGTTCATCACTCATCTATACCTGTAACGATTTTAATGGTAATCGGATTGTCTGAGTCACCTGACACGACATTTTCTTGCATTGATTTGCCATCTAATCTATCCCCTAGTTCTTTAATAGCGCTAATGTCACCTTCTGCAGCCTTCTCGTACAATGACTCTGCTACTTTGTGTAATTTTGCGTAATCATCTTGCACCGCTAACTTACGTACAATTTTTCCCCATATTCTTTTATCTCTAGTAGAGTTCTTGTTACCAAGAGGCGCTCCAACTTTTTTATTTTCTTCCATGATGTATCCTATTAAGTGGGTGAGAGGAGCGAGCTCCTCTAAATCGCTACGGTAGGAGAAACCAAAGCGTCACCCGAATGAAATTACTTATTCATTACATACATTGTAACTTCAAAGCCAAATCTCATTTCTGTTGCTTGAGGTTTTGTCCACATAGTAGTATTCCTTATAATATGTTACTGAAATACAAATATCGTAAGGGAAGTTTCCTAAGCCTTACTTGATTGCGCTTGTACTAGCCAATTCATATACACTAATGCTTTCTCGTAGTCTGAATTAGCTGAGTCTTTATGATCTGCTCTGCTTAAGTATTTGATAACGTTACCTTTTAAGTAACCTACAAGCTCTTGTTTTGATAGTTTAGACTCGATAAAGTCTATTGTTTCGATGCCACCAACCTCGTAATGAGATACTTTTGGTCGCTTAAACCTAACAAGCCTTGCATTAATTTCTTTGTCCATTTCAATCTCTCCTATATACCTATATGTATTGATATAAGCCCTTGATTTAAAAGGGCTTTTATCATAGTGTAAGTTATTGTATCTCACAGCTATTACCTGTGCAGGCAAGCGTTTGAGCACTCGTTGTGTTATCATCTTCTTCTAAAAACTCTGTAAAATCAATGTGTTGCGGAGTTTTAGACTTTAACTCTTCGTAAGTTGCTTCGTCGCAGTCTTGGTACGGAGCTTGAACATAAGAATGGTCAGAGTGAGGTAAGAAACTAATACCGCTAATCTCATCAAAGTACTTATAAACCCAAGCGCCAACATCCATCCATTCATGGTCTTTAACAGATATGGTTACTGAAGGCTTATGTTCACACCAATGTCGTTGGTACACTAACCAATTTTCAAGCTGCTCTAATGCCGTCATGTCATTTCTTGTTATGGCATCTTTAGGAGCTTTCATTGGAAAACTAAAAACAGCGGTAGACTCAGGTCTAAATTGCTCGTCTTCTACTTGGACGCCTTTATCTTTGAGAAAGCTGTACAAAGGGTCTTTTTTGTCAATGCGTATAGTTCTGACATAATAATCATTATGCCTAGCATGGATCCCACTAGCAGAATTAACGAGCTGGCTAACAGTTCCACTAGGCTTGACACAAGTAATCGCGGCTGATACTGGTATCTCCAAGATTTTAGCGTATTTTTCATTTGTGTTACGTGCGGCATATCTTAACTCCTCTAAAAATTTAGGATCAGGACTTGATGTTATCTTAGCGTCCATGATACCAGTTAATGAAACACCAAGCAATCTTTCTTCGGCTGTATTTTTTAACCACTCTTGTGATAAAAATTTAAAGTCTATCAAAGTTGATTGAAATGTTCCTAATATTGTAGCAAGTTCTACTTTTCTTTTTAACGTTTGTTTTGTATCGCCATTTCTTACAACAACCTCTGTCAAGTTACAAAATTGTTTGTCACGTAATATAATTTCTGAGCATGGGTTAGTTCCATAGTTTAGACTTTTATCACGTCGACCCCATTTAGCAGCTTGGTCTTGACTTGCTACCCTATTAAATATCCCACGCTCACCTGACTTAGATTTAACTAAAGATAACCACTCTTCCATGTAAACCTCAATATCAGGTTTTTCAGTGTAAGCTACAGAATTGTTAGCCAAGCCTCTCCAAGCAAAATCGTTGTACCATGCGCCCATTTTTGCCTCACGCATACGCTTATCAGTTAAGTTAGATAAAGATATTAACGCAGACCTTCTTACGCCGCCAACAACAACAATCTCACCTATCATACACATAATGTCGTGTACTTCAAGTGATGTTAATTTTCGACCTTTTGCACCAATAAAGAGATCGGTAACAAATTTAAATAACCTTTTTAATGGTTCTGGCCCAGATGCTCTACCACCAAATATTTTTAGTCTTGCACCAGCTGGCCTGATATGTGAGTAATCTATACTTGGTATATCACCATCCCAAAGTGATGACATTAGTTTTTTAAATGCTTTTGCCCAACCAAGTTTACTATCACCAACGACTATAATGTCGTCACAATTTTCAATATCTTCTGGCACTGGAGGTAATTGACTTACCTCTTGTCTTTCACAACTAAAACCCACTCCAGTTCCGTTCATTAGTATATACAATGCTTCTGAAAAAGCTCTTTTGTTATTTACGGCTAAGTAACTGCAGTTGTACGCAGCAATATTATCACGCTCACATGCCTCGCCAGCAGACATCATAAGTCTCATGGATGGCATTACCTCTAAGTTCAAAATAGCTTTGTGCAGCTCTTGTATGTCCTTTTGTAGTTTTGGCTGCGTTTTAGCTATAAAACCTGTTAGTCGAGTTACTGTTTCTTCCCATGTTTCTCTGCGTTTAAGCTCTGGTAAGTATCTAGCGTACCTACTACTAGCAATTATCTCTTGATATAGTTCCATAATTCTCCTTTAAGATACATCTGTTATAAATGATTTCCACCTGTTATCAACTTTTTTCCAACCTTCTACAAGCAATGTCCAGTTAGCTGTTCTTAGGTGAGGCGTGGACTCAGCGGAAGCAATTTTGTTAATCCTAGCATTCATGTTATCCTTTGTTGTTACTTGTATAGCAACTGTATCACCTTCTTTTGTAATTGCTAGTATATCAAAGCACCACAAATCTTGTCTTATTTTAGCCCAAGCATTCCACTTTTCAACAACTTGAACCAATGCATACTCGTCACTTTCTTTAAGTCTTTTTAATGTTCTTTGTGTCGGTGATATTGCCATCAATTTTCTCCTTTATTGATCTATCATGATCTTCCTTTACCATTTCATCTCGCCAAGCAACTTTTTCTACATGATGTTTAACAACGGCTCCGTTTTGTTCAAATTGAGTCGAATTAGGTTTTGACCCAAAAATACGCTCCCAATTCTCTACAAGCTTTTTGTCTGTTACTAATCCTATTGGTCTTCTTCCACTACCTTTTCCCATCACAGCTCCTTTGTATTTTGCATGCGTCAATAATATATTTATGTTTAAAGTCTTCAGGTAAATTTATGTTTTCTTTGTGTAAACATCGTGTTTCTTTTGGTGTTTCAGGTATATGGTTTTTTATGTACTCATGAGCTTCAACGCACGATTTAAATGTACCAACGTAATGCTCTGCAAGACAACAACTATTATTACCTGACTCATTACCTATTGCCACCATCAATATAAATTCAGCCATCATAACTTGCTCCTAGTAACTAATAATTCCTAATGGTGTTGTTTCAATAACAGTAAGTTCATTACCATATACAAATGTTTTACCTGTGTCGCTAGGTACTATCTCTAATCCTTGTGAACCGTTTTGATCTACAATTACCATAACTTCTTGTGCGTTGTCTACGATAGTCAATTGACCGTCATTGGGACTGTAATAATTTACCGATTCAGCTAACGCTATTGGTATATAAAACAACATAATTAACAATACTTTACTCATCATAACCTCCAATTTTATTTAAAAACCATTGCTGCAAACTTCTTTGCGTGCCATATTTTTCCTCCCAAGTTTGCTTACCAATGTGGTGTAAGCCTTCTTTGCCTTGGTGGTGATAGTGACATAGCGGCAATATATTATAGTGATCAGACCTAATTCCAATACCAGTGCGATCTCTGATGTGGTGGATGCATGCTGGAGGTAAGTCCTCGACTTCATGGACCTTTCGACAGACCACGCATCCAAACTCAGCGGCTTTACCAAGCCATATCTTTTCTTTTTTAGATGCCATGTAGACCTTTAAAACCTAAGCCATCAGCAAAGCTAGTTATTTGCTTTATATAATCATTAAACTCTTTAACGGTTAACTTTGATGTTGACGGCACAACAGTAACCTCTTCGTCCATAACCTCTATCTTGTGACTTAAATACTTGTACGCTAATAATCCGTGCATTTCTTCAGATGTATACCCAAGGTAATTACCAATCTCTGTAATCAAATCCCAATATAGTTTGTTTTGAGCTGTACTTCTATTACTTTTTTCTTTTATATTAACATAATACTCTTTGTTGTTATCAAGACTCATGCTACCAATCAGCGATATCAGGCTCTGCCTGCTGCTTTTGTTTAACTTGAATTCTGTCATCGTATCCCCTTGACTTAAATACTTGCCCCGTAGATGATGTTGCTTTATACTCTACATCACCAAATAAATCTTTTATTTCTTTTAAAAGTTCGTTTACTGTCATCGCGGTCTCTCCAAATACCTAAATGTTTTAGGGCAAAAGTAAAAACCCCAGTAAGTTTCAGCGCCATTGCCATGCCTTTGTTTATTTAGATAAACAGTACAATCAGGGTGATTTTTCCAATCATCTGGATCTTCACCCATCATAAGCGCTTTCTCTTTCTTTTTGTTTCTGTGAACTGAGATAGAATTGTCAGCTAAGTTTGTAATGTTTGCAGAGCCAGCAACGTCAAATTTTGATGGACTACCATCTTCATCAGCTGTTTTTCTGCTGTGTGCAACTAAAAATATATGTACCTGTAAGTCTCTAGCGGCAACAGCCAGTTTGTTTGCAAAATTCTTTTGGCCATTAAGATCGTCTTCATTAATTCCGCATTTCATTAGTGAGTCTATAACAAACATCTTAACATTTAATTTTTCTGCCGCATAGTATAACACTTCCAACACCTTGCTAACCGAAGTTTCGCCAGCAGCATCATAAAGGTATAGTTTATGCTCAATCTTAGATATAAAGTCATCTATGTAAGCCTTGGTTGGGTCAGGGTTGTTTGTTTGCATACACATTCTACCTAACGTTGCCTTTGGCAGCATCTCAAAAGAAGCTATAAGAGTCTTATGATTTTTCAACACGTGCAGCATAACATAACTAAGCCAAGCTGTTTTACCATGACCTGAATACCCACTTACTATAGTAAGTTCGCCTAAGCGTATCCTAAAATCATCTTTAGTTTTGTCAAATGGTAGCTCAATACCACCTTTAACATCATCGCTAAAGTACGACATTATTTCTTCTTGATACTCGGATGGTGATTTAATCTTTAAGTGCTCACCATTATCTCTTGTTGACATATAACCACTAACTTCTTTTTCGGTTATAACAACGTTATTTTGCGTAGCCATATGCTCTCCTTATATTAGCAACGGCAGTTAATAATCTTTTGTGGTCTTCATCTGATAGTGCTTTTCCTTTTTTAATGTCAGAAGAACTTAAACCAACTATCAAAACTTCGTCTTGTAACATTTTTAATATTGAGTATGGGTTAAAGCCAAGCTTAGGAGCATACTTATCAGGCTCCTTGCTTGGCATAATATCTTTCCAATTTAACCCGCTTGCGTCTAATATACTTTTAATACTGCAGCCAGCAAAGCAGTTCATTAGTATTCTGTCTCCATCGGAAGTTATACCTAATGAGTTAGACTTGTCTTTATGCGCTGGACATTTACAGCTATACTGGTTTGATCCAGTTTTTTTTACTCCATCAAAATGGTTAATGATTTCTTCTAAGTACATTATAGTTTGTCCTCTGGTATAGCGTGAATGGTTTTTCTTTTTTTACAAGCGCCGTATGCAGTTATATAATCAATGCCGCAATACCACTTGCCAGTAAAAACTTTTGCTTCACGCTTACACCCAACACAAACTCTTTTTTTCCTTAAATCGACAATCATAAGTAACTCCTAAGTTATTAACCGCTGTACTTATTAATATGTTTTGATCTAAGTTATTGATTATTAACTAGAAAGGTATATCTTCTGCTACTTGCTCGACAGTGGCCTGACTTTGAGACGGCAGCGGATCAGATACTTGGCCACTTAAATACTTGGTACCAGTTTTAGACTCGCGCATCCATGCAGCCATTCTCATCTCCTTACCATTTTCAAGCGTTACAGTTCCTGTGTAATCAGGTCTGTTTTCATTTCCTTGCTTGTCGTTGTTTTTAAACAAAGCAAATCTGTTTGTGTTGTCATATTGTTCAGCCATTTATATTCTCCAATTTAATTATTAAATCTTCTATCTCTATATTAAACTGCCTTGCGGCAGCTTCCATTTCTGAGATCATTTTATCATCTCTAGCTACCTCAACTATTTTTAGTTGAAATCTTTCGGGATAATTTGGGTTGTAGCTACAAAAATAAGCCTTTTTAGAACCAGTGCAAGCAATCTGCCATTGAACTTGATGCTTGTAGTTGCTTGGCATATTATCAGCTAGCAAGTTGTTAAAATGTGTTGTTGGTGTTGGGCACTTTATTTCTAACACAGCGTCCTCTGATTTAATCATACCATCAGGTGATGCACCAGACATTGCTATGCTAGGGTGATCAATAAAGCCTACTTCATTAACATCGAACCCAGACTTAGCAATAAACAACTGTCTTGCTATTGGCTCTCGCTCTATACCATCACGCATAAACTGATTAATAAAAACTTCATTAGCAACCTTACCAGTTAAGCGCTCTATTGCCAACTCATGTCTATACTTAGTTTTATACGTACTCTCACTTGCTCTTGTTACTTTCATCATATTGCTAAAGCCTGATGCTGTAATTTTACCTAACCTTGCCGCATGCCACTCTGGAGTTCCTTGGTCCATAATTATAACTCCATGTCTTTTTGTTGTAGCTTAGCATTAGCAACTTCTTCATACGAGGCCATAGAAGTGTCTATGCCTATACCAAATATTCCAAGCGCTCTTCCGATTGCACTTGTCTCACAGTTCTCTATGTAACTTGTTTTGTTAATGAAGCTTGATCCGTTTTTTTCGTACGCGTGACCTGTTGCTAATAGCTGCCCATCATGTATTACCTGAGCCTTCATAATAACAACATCGTTTTCGTTAGAAACAATTTCAGTTAAAATGCTTCCAGTTGGATATTTTTTTCTAAACTCTATAACACGTTGATTTACGGTAATGTAGTCTTTACCTTGTATCTGAATCTTTTCCATACGTTGCTCCTAGTTATTAACTGTTGTATCTATTAATACGTTTTGATCTAAACTATTGATTTTGCTTAAGTAAATTAAAGTGCCGCTGATAAACATGCATGCTGCCAACGTTCCAGTATATATTACCTATCTCAAGTTCGTCATCAAAGGTAACGTCGTCCCAATATCTTCTTTCGTTTAATGTATCAAGCATACGCTTTTGAACATGTAGCTGCCACGCATAGTCATTGTTATACCCAAAAACCGCATCGTTCGATCGCATGTTAACAACAACTTCTAGTTGGCCATTTCTTATAAAGTACTGCACGTTGTTTGTACAAATAAAATCATTCATACCTTGCTGATTAAATTCATACTGCATTTGAGGTCTAGTATAAATCATTATAGCTCTTCTTGAGTAAGGATCATTGACAAGTTGGTTTACACATGATTCGAACTGATCACAATTTTCCTCACTATCCACAAGAAAACCATAGTTACTATTAATATAACCGTTTCCAGATGCAACCTGCTGCCATATGCTTGGAACATCACCAGGTATATCGTTTACATTTAATGATTGACTTTTGTACCACTCAAGCTCTCTAGCTATATATTCCTCGCTTGGCTCTCTTAGAATAAATGGTTTGTCAGCCAAAAACGTTGCGTTAATAATCTCAACTGTTGTAAAACCAGACTTATCAACCACAAAATCTTCGTTAAAATGTTTTTCTTTAAAGGCCAATGCAATTGATTCAGTTGTTAATGTATTCATTTTTGTCTCTTTGGTTTGTTAAAGATATCAAGCTCTGTGTTTTGTCCGTCCATTTTTCCACGCAAATAAGAAACTGCAAACGAAGCGTAGTTTATAATGTCCATGTACGTATCTTCTAAAGACTCAAAGTTTGGCTTGCTATTTGACTCTAGTAGAGATTGGGCCCTAATAACCTTACCAGCAATTACGTCGTGTATTGTATCAATGCCACGCCTGTAATGATCTGCCTGCTTTATACTAGATCCATAACTTTGGTAATCACTACCTTTTTTAATTTGTAAATCAGCTGCTTCGTATAGCACTTTGATAGAATGTCTACTCATTATTCAGCTCCTAATACGCTAGCAAAATCTGGCGCAATAAAGTTTGCAGGTTTTTTAACTCCAAGTTTATGACCTTCTGTTTCTAAACTTAACTCTTTAGACATGTTAGCAGCATGAACTTTGTCCCAACACTCGTTCCATTGGTCTTCATTTAAACCTAGCATGTTAGCTGTTCCAAGTGCTATATACACAACATCAATTAAAGCATCAACACAGCCATGTATGTCAGACATGTTGTTCGAGTATTGGAATTCGTTTACCTCCTCAATCATGTGCGCGTACCTAGACTTCATAACATCATCTGGTAGTAATGCTATGCCAGAAGATTTTTTAATCTTTAGTTTTTTTAAAAATTTGTCTGTATCTGTAAAGTTACTCATTACTTTCTCCTATTTTATAAAAGATGTTTCTCTTGCATATTTATCAGCATTTGACTCTACCTTAAAGCCTACGTCTAGTCCGTCTTTTAGTAGTGTAACGAACGACTTTGCATACTTCATGTCAGATACCGATTCAAAATATTTCTTTAACCAAACATTAACTTCTGTTTTAATTTCTTCTAAATTATTGTCTTTCCAAACTTTGTAACCAGCATGTTGATAACCTTTGTTGCTGTATTCTGGTAGACCATCAAATACTTCTACAAAACCTTTTAAATACCTTTTAATCCCTCTAGCAGATCTTACAACAGCGTAATCTTCTGTTGACTTTTTTGCTGCAGATGCTTTTCCACCTTTGCTACTATTGTTTTGTTTTGAATGATACATGTCTATAGTTTTTTGTATTCGCCGCTGAAAGTAATTACCTTCATTGTCTAACTCAAAAAAATCATGTAATACTAACTGTACATCTTCTAATGAAGTTCCAAACTTTCTACTGTAATATTTTAATTCATTACAACGAATACTTTCTCCAGATCTATAACATTCACAAATTAATCTAAAGTACGTATAAGTTTGTAGTGGTGTTAGATAAGATGAGTCTGCAAAGAAATCATTCATTACAAAGTTAAAGTAGTGCATACCTTTTTCTTTTTTATATTTCTCCATTCTGTCTGACACAATACTCTCCTATTATTTATTTTTAATTCTTAGTTCTTAGTTCTTAATTCGTTGAAGTGAATTTAGATTCACTGCTAGCACTGAAAATAACTTGCCTTTCATATACATATACGTTTTAGTGTAAGTAACTGAAATACAAGGGTAAAGTTTTTACACAATACCCTTTGTATTTAAATAGTCGCTGCACAAATTTTGCACAAATTGTGCACAAATTTATAGCAAACTTGCACAAAATTTATACAATATTGCCAAAAAAACACACACAAAAAACAGTCTAGTATATGGCATAATTACTCCTCATCGTATCTAATTGGTGGTAAAACTTTAGCGCTTGACATGTGCTTTTCAGCGGCATACTCAAAATTGTCACCATAAAAAATTACTGGTTCACCAACATACAATTTTTCATCATTGCTAAATTTTGCGTTATTCCATGATTCATCACCAGACATTTTCGACACACGCTGCTGCACGCTTTCATAAAAAGCATATATTAACTTAAGTGCTTCATTTTTTTCTTTTTCTGGGTGAACTGTTTTTTTAACTCTTTCAGCACAGTCTAATATTTTGTTCAGTGAAATGCTGGAGGGGGCCCCAGCAAGTCTCTTGTAAGTTGTATAGCTTTTGGCTGTAGTTACAAATCTTTCTAATATGTGATGCATAGTATTTCTCCTATTTATTACCTAAAATAACTTCGTCAATAAAAGCGCCAATGCATAACAAAAGTAAGAATGGCATCATGTAAATCAAAACAATAAGTAAATTATCTAACATTTTAATAGCTCCTAATGTGCTTGTTGTATGTCGTAAATTTCAAACATAACATTGTCGTCTTCTTCGTAAGCCATGCTTGCTGAAACAATTCTAGCTGCATGATCTTTAGATGTAGCTTCAACGTTTAGTTCAACTTGTGTTTCGTATTCTGCTTCACCATCGTTGTTAATTAACAATTCTTTACATAACACTAAGTATTTATTAAACATTATATTTCTCCTTGAGTAATTCGTAATTGTATAAGTCTATTATAGTATCATAATTGCAGTTGTGTTTACTAATTAAAGTTTGTACTCTTGCAATAAAACTTATGTTTGTTGGTACGTTGTATTTTACAAACAATTGATCTAACATTACCGTTTCCTCAAATTGTCTTCAAAAACCCAACACTTTTGCTTACACCAAGTTCCAATGTGTCCAACATCGTTGTAGTAAAGCCATAACAAAGTATATTGCTCTTCATCATCTTCGTTAAAGCTTCTTTCATAGTGCTTTTCTCTGTACACCTGTTGACCTGCTTGCAGTATTGATAGTTTTTGTTCAAAACCCCATTTGTTCATTCTTGCGTGCTGTGTAGCTTTCATTATATATCTCCTTGTTGTTTTTATGTTGGTTGTTTATTTATCCAACAGAACCATTATCTCGTGTAATTATAAAAAAGTACAGTGTTTTATTAATTTATTTTAATGCAGCTGAAGCAGCTGTTAACACTATAGTAAAAATAATGTAATAAATGCTGTACATATTTAATAATATATAGTATTATTTACCTAATGAATAAATAAATATTCATAAACACAAAGGAGATTTAAAATGGACACAAACAGAATACACGGAATTTATATCACAGAAGATCAGGCATACGATTTAGCTTGCCGTGAAGAGTTTTTAAAAGCAACACCATACAACTTAGCTATTATGCAAATGCGTGAACATTGGAGCTCAGTTAGACAAGAAGAGCTTTATACCCCTACAATTGAGTTTAAAGTTCCTAGTTTAAAAACTGGTAGAAACAAAAAATTCTGGACAGACAGTGAAATTGTTTGGACAAAGGGATTAAATGGTTGGTGTACTGTGAAATCGCACATTAATTCACAGCATAATAACGCTGAATATGATGTACGTTCAGCATTAATTAAATTGGGAGTGGCGTAAGCCACCCCTACAAAGGAGATACACATGGAGAAGCAATACGGAGATTATCACGGAGATGAAGATGAAATTGAATCAGACAAACAAGAGAAAGAAGATAATGATCCAAGGCATGAGCCAGGTCATGATTATTAAAATTTAGTGTAAAAAAAAGCCTCACAAGGAGGCTTTTTCTTTCCAAATAATCTGCAACCAATAGTTTATCTTGTCAACTCGATCTTTATTTTTTAGTTGACTGACAAACTGTCGCCTGCTATCTGTTGGTTTTTTACTTAAATTCAGCGCTTCACAATAAAGCATATATTCCTTGCTCCATGTATCAGTTTCAGTGCCGTCTGGTAAAACTATTTCCTTTGCGTTATGCCATTTGTAATGTGTACTCATATTGTTACTACCGTACCCTTTCTTTTTAAGTCTTTAATTGAGTTAGTAGACTTAGAATGAGCATAACAGTTATTACACTTGTACCTTTGGTAACTTGTAGTTCTGTTTCTTTGTATACCATTTTTCATTAAATCATGACTGCCGCAACTTGGACAAACATCGTTATGAGAATGATTGTTATAATTGAATGGTGTAACAATCCAACCTTTTAATTTTTCGTATAATTTTTCAGTTAACACAACATCTTGCTTATTATATTTTTTCATAAGTTTCCATGCGGTGCTATCATCTTCTAAGCATTTTTGCCAAAGCTCAAAGCCTTGATGACTAGTTTTTTTTCCTAAACCAAGCTCTTGTGAAACATGATCTAATTTATTCGATAAAAATCTAAACTTATTTTTAACGGTTTTTAATAGATCAATATTTTTATATGGACTTGGTGGAGGCAAACCCTCAAGTATAAACTCTTTATGAAGTATTTTCATATCAAAGTTTTGGCTGTTATAACCAACAACAGCGTCTGCCTCATCAAGTAAAGCCCAAGCTTTTTTTACCATAGCTTTATGCGTGTGCTCTTGGTTTGAGTGAAATATAATATTTTTCGTGCCATGCCATTTTGCAGCAAAGCATATTAATTTAGACGTATCAATTAACTGTGATAATGATATATTTACATCAAATAATTTCCACATGTAACCGGACGCTGGTGCTGTCTCAATATCGAGTACCAGAATTTTTGGTTTCATTTTATTTCCCGTTTGTTAAAAAAGCATTACATATACTTATATGTAAAGATTTAAGTGTATGATTTTACTCCACTTTTATCTATTACAAACGTTTGTCTACGCGGCGCTTCGTTTGTTGCTGGAAAAGAAATATGTATCCAAGAATTAAATTCCATAATTAATTGCTCGTATTCTATACTTGACTCAGAAATGGCATGCATAACATCATTGATTGTGCCATAACTAGGGCAAGAAAAATCGGCAGCAAGTCCCATTACGTGGCGTGAAGTATCTTTTGATCTAAGTGCACGGTTTAGTTCTAAGCTACGAAAACCACTAGATATACGAATAGCATGTCCATCAAGTTTAGTGCGGACAAGTTCTAATCCTTCAGCAAGTATTTGTAAATTTCTTAAAGCCTCTTCATGTGGCGTGTTATCTATACCAAGCCTTGCAGCTGTGTCGCTATGTGTTAGCTCTTCTAATGTAAAGTGTGGTGTAAGTCTTGTCATTTAGTTAATCCATTTTTCTTTTCGTATGAACGTAATCCGCCTAATCCAAGCATACCCATTAAGACTGGCAACATAGTAGAGGTGTCAGCCTGTGGTACTATTATACCTAACGGATGAAGTAAAGGCGATACCAAAAAATTTATAGTAAATCCTGCTACACATACCCATCCAACGGCTGGTCGCCAACCCGATTGAAACCATCTGCCTTTAGCGTCCTCTTGGTTGACAGCTATCTGTGCTAAGGCTATCTCATGGGCTTGTTTCTCTGCTAGTGTAGATATCTCAAAGGCTAGTTTTTGTTTAGTGTCGGCATCAGGTATAAACTTATCTAGTATTGCTGCGACTGGTGCTATAAGGGCTGATAACATTAGTAAATCCATCCATATAATATACAAGCAAGAATAGGGCTAATAGGTAGCACTGCTAGTAGGGTGAGTATTGCAAGAAAAATCTTACGCATGAGCAATGATGGCATAGCAGTAGCTCCATAATAATACGATTGCAAAACAAATAATGACAGTAGTTTCTTTCATAGCCCACCCAAACTAATTAAGACTTTTATTAATAAGAATACGATGCCTGCAAATACTGCCATGATAATCTTTTCCATCCTAGCAAGTCGTGCATTAATACCTTCATAACGAATGGCACAAACTTCTTCATGCGTATGTAAGTCTGCTTTTACTTCATGTACTTGGTTAGTTGATGCCATTATTTTCCTTTAGGTGCGTTATATAAATTGATTGGGGGTAATGTAAGTTCTTGCCACATCATTACTTACCTAAGTTCATTTTGTTGTGATGAAATTGCTCCAGCAGCAGGTGCAATTTTTTCTAATATTGCTCTTATTTCTTTGGCCACGGCACCACTTTGTATTAACTTTCTAACTGCTTGTTGACCAGGTTTTGAATACAATCCCCACAGTACCGCTGGAGTCATCAATGCTTTACTTGTAAGGCCTTCTGTTTGTGTTCCTGCATACGCTGAGCCACCAAGAACGCCAGGCATCAGTTGACTTGCCACTGCTATGTTTCCAGCTGTGCCAGAGTCAGGGTTTGTAGTTTTAAATATATCTTCTACAGATTTTGCTCTTTGAGACATTGGGCCTTGTAAAGTTGCTTTTTCAATACGAGTACCACTTTTGCCTAAACCTTTTGCCGCGTTTGCTGCTAATTGTTTTGGTGTAAATGCTCCACCAATACCACCACTTCCAACAGCACCTTGAAACTGTGCAATACCTTGGAAGGCTTTATCAGTAGCATCTAATGCTGGTTTAAACTTAGGGTTTTGAAATACAAGTTCGTCTTTCATTAACTCTGTTAGACGTTTCATTGGGTCGCTTAACGCTACATCGTCTACGTCTTTTGGATCTAGTGTGTAGTACTTTGATCTTTCTTTTAAATTTTTGCTAATCATTTTAATACCAGCACCTTCTCTGCCTTTTTTTCCAATGGCTCGTTTTAAAACGTTAGCCTCTTGCCTAAGTCTTTTTATAGATTTGTCAGTTAGCCCATCAGACTCTTCTTTTAAAAATGTATTTAATCGTTTGTTAAACTCTTTTTTAAGAGTTGGTGTTGTGTTTATTTTTAAATTAGGCAATATAGACTCGTATGCCTCGCCAGCTGCGTCTTGTGCAAATTTTGCCGCTTGGTTTATATCTAGGTTATCTGGAAGTTTTTTGCCTAGCGGTTTTAATACGTCGTCAGCAATAACTTTGTTCCAATCAGCTAGCGCTTCTACGCGCCTCTCTTTTATACCAGGTATAACTGCTCCAGCTTTTTGTTCTAACCAATTAGCTGCTCCACCCATTGACTGACCTGGCGTTAATTTTACGCCTTGGTCGTATAAAGCTTGAGCTCCTTGTTTTAGTTTTGGAGCAACTACCTGACCAACTCCGCTGACTAATTTAGACGCTGCTCCACCAAACCCAGCACCATACATTGATTGCTCTGGTACATCAGAAAGCTCTTCAGCTTGTCCAGCACCGTAAAGCGCACCATAACCAGCTCCTTGAGCAGTAGGGCCTTTTAGTAACCCAGGTATTTTTTTTGCACCCTGTTTAAGAGCTTGTTTACCAACACCAGCTGCAAAGCCACCAGGAACAACAAGTCCACCAGCAAGCTCTAATCCCATAGCTGTTTTAGGGTTTTGCCTACTAAACTCGTCGCCTTGTGCTCTAAGCCTGTCTCTTGCTTGTTGATAGGTTTCGTCACTAAGAGCTGATTTAATACCAGCTTCTATTTCGTCAGCAAAGCCAAATGTTAAACCTTGCGCTGCCTTGCGTGCACCCTCAGCAACTGTATTAATTTCTGGTCGGTTTTTTGCTTCGTACAATATCTTTGCTTGTTTTATAACTTCTTCTTTTGAAGCGCCCTCTGGCCCATTGACTTTTATTTGCTCGCCACCTGGGATGTTTACTGTGTACGTTTTATTAGCCATTATTTTCCTTTTATTCTATGGTCCATTCAGTTGTATCTATTTTGCTTTTGTCACCAGGCATTTTTATTTTAGGCACAGTGACAGCTGGCTTATATTCAATCGGGCCATAATTTGACATGTAATCATGTAGATCATTTTCTATTTGGCGCGATAGTATTTGATCTACTTCCATTAGCATTTGTCTAGCTTGCCCAGCATCTTGAGTCTCGCTTAGTGCAACACGTAACTCTTCTAACCTCTTACCTTCAGCGTCTGATAAAGAGCCCATGCCACCACCAGCGGCTTTTATGTCTTTGTAGTTAGCCAAAAATTCCATGTTTTTAATGTTATTAATCAACGCTCTTGCGTTTGCAGCTGGGCCACCAGGTCTGTCAGGGATTTTACCTGCAATGCCCCATATCCTGTCAAAACCGTCACTATTTAATACATCTGCAATACGTTTTTTCTCTTGGGACAGTGACTCAACGCCGCCACGATAAGCTCTTGACGCTTTGCTTTGGTTAGCTTTTAATAATTTTACATCTTCGCCTGGTGTGTTTGGATCATACACTCTAGGTATCATTGTTTCATTAGTAAGTGGTAATGTTATTGCGTCACCTGGTTTGTACGCTAGTTTTTCATCTGCCTTTTTAGCTTCAGCAGGTGATACTTGTTGACCTTGAGTTATAATGTTATCTGCTTCTTGTTCTTTTATTGACAGCAAAAATTGATCGGCGGGGCCCTTGCCTTGTTTATACAATATATTGTTGTATGTGTCTGCAATTTGAGCATTATGAGCTTTAATTTTTGCTTTAACCTCTTCTGTATTACCGCTAAGTATGGTTGTGTCACCGTAGTATGGGCTTCCAGGCGTTGCATAGGCGGCCCAACTTTGTTCGCTGTAGTCAGACGGTTTAAGTTTTGCTATATTTAAACCAGGGCCAGCGCTTGCTTCTGCTTTAAGCTTAGCTGCTTCTTGCATTAATTTTTCATTACTCAAATATTGATTTGCTAATGCTGGTTGCTTAATCATTAACTCTTGCATAACATTTTCATCGATAGATTGTGTAGATGGACCAGCTTGTGTTTGTTGCACAAAGTTCATGTTTGGTGATATTTGTGTTGTTCCGTCTGGCCCAACACCTTGTATTGGGGTATATTGGTTAGACGGCACTTGAGCTCCTGGTGTTGTTACCATTAGTCTACCTTGTATATCTTCTAAGTCTTTGCGTTTTTTCTCTGATAATGCATAGTCTTTCATTTGTTTATTCATCATAGCGTCTTTACCAAGGCTCTCGAATGGAGCTTCGGCTGCTTGCATTCCTTGTAACCCAGCTTTAGCTAGGTATGGCAATGCTGAGCCATAACCTTGGTTTTTAGGTTGAGCTAAATAACCTAGACCTGCACCTAACAAACCTTTAAACAACGATTGATTTTGTGCTTTTTCAAGAGCGCCAGATTCTAACAGGCCAAGCTTTTGCATCTCCTGAAGATAACTTGGTGCTGATGCTCCAAAAATATTGGAACCTGTCCCACCAACGTTTCGTAAAAAATCTAAATTAAATGCCATTATTTATCCTTATAGTAATCCAAGTTGTTTTTTCTGTTGTGGTGTTAGTTGGTTTTGAATTGCCCCAGCGTTTGTAAATGAAACACCAGGTCTTTGTACGTTAATAGCCATTGGCTGTGATGGTGTAGATTGTTTTCCTGGTATAACTTGTGGCGGTGGCGCTGGTTGTACTGGATACTCTTGAGGTGCTATTAAGTTAGCGCCCTGCATACCAAGGCCAAGTTTTTCAGATGTTTTCATATCATCAAATTGGCTTGTAATAAAATCAGTACCTTTTTGAAGTATATTGTTTTCAGGTGCACCTGGGTTTGAAAGTAAACCTGTGTTTGGTACACTTAAATTTGCTACAGAGTTTGCTCCTAAATTTTGAGTTAACGCTGAATCCATGTATTGATTTGACATGTCTCCACCAAGCCCTAAAAATCCTGACCCTTGCGTTCCTAGCGCAGATGTTCCTTGTGGTGTAAACATACTTATTGTTTCAGGGTTCATTGCTCCCATTGCCCCATCTGATACTGCTTGCATACCACCCAAGCTATTAGAAGCAAGATCTGTTGTAAGTTGATCTGCCCCAACATTAAACAAGCCTTCCGCTCCCATTAACTTATCACCTATACCAGCTGTTGCTCCACCTATAAGTGCAGACTTTAATGGATCTTTTCCTTGTACTAAACCCATACCAGCGCCGAGCATTGCTCCCATTAACATTGGTTTCATTATTTGCCCCCACCTGAAGAAGTTTGCGTTTGGTTAATTGGCGCAGGTGCACCGTAAGCAGCTGATAAATAACTACTTAATTGCTGTTGCGGAGCATTTGCTTCATACGTAAATCTATTAATATCACCCTCTAATGCTTGCCTTGCGTAATCCTCTTGAGTCTTACCTACATTCATTAGTTGCTGTATATCACCGTAATCTGCTGCAGCCAAACCTGGTGCGTTTGCAACCGCTTGGTTTTGCATCCCACGCTCTTGCCCATAATTTTGGTATGCTAATTTAGAAGCTGTGTCAGTTAATGCCGTTGCTAAGTTTTTAGATGCTTGTGACTCCATTTCGCCCATAGCACCTGATCCATATCTGCCTGAAGCTGCTGTTCTGCCACCAATATCTCTAATAGCTGTGTTAAATTGATCTACTACAGGCCTTGCTGCAGCTGACATCATGCCGGAAAAGTAAGGGTTACCAGCTGACAAATAATCGCCCTGTATTGAACTTAATTGTTGAGCTTGAGCTGCTGGAAGTAAAGGACTTCCTGCTAAGGCTCTTGACTCGGCCATACCCAATCCAGCCGTTGTCTGTGATGATGGATCTACATAAGTTTGTCCTGGGTAATAATCTGGAGCGCCTTCACCGTAAAGGCCCTTTGCTTCATCAAGGCCGAATTTTATGTAAGGCATTATTTCAGGGTCAATATTTTGCGTTGTCTGCGTTGTTCCGCCACCACCACCGCCTTTAAATAACTTTCTACCCATCTTACCATTGTCAATAGATTGGTTTCCGTCTAACTCTGGAAAATAATCGTTCATATTTTTAGCTCCATTAGTGTGTATTTTTTTTCATAACCGTAAAATCTATTCCAAAGTTTTTCTATGCTTTTGTACTTAGTTGAACCTTGTATAGATGTTGCGCCGTTGTTTTTTGCCCATGATTTAAACTGATCAAATCCAGCTTGTGTATTATGCCCACCAATATATGTTATATAACAAACTCGGTCGTTTGGGTAAGTGTAAAACCTCACTGTTAAAGCACAGTGGCATTGCTGTTTTTCGTCCATTAATAAAAGTAATTGTTGTTCACCTTGCGCTGTTACTAACTTTAACTGGTCAGCAGTAAATTCATCGTTACCTTTATCAAGTGCTTTTTGTAATAATGGCTCTGCAAGATACCAATACTGTTGAACGTGAAACGTTGGTACTACATACAACTTTAATTTGTTGCTCATACATCTCCTTTTTTGTTACCCTACTATTATATACCCAAAGGTATTGTCTGCTACATTATTAGGCAGGTGGGTAATGGTTGCCTGACCTTTTTGTCTATCACTAATATAAGGCAATCCAGTAGAACCGCTTACTTGTGATGGATAGTGCATAACTAATTCTAGTGTTGAAGAAGGTACACTAGGTCTAGCGTAAGGTGTTGTCT